AATATGGCTTGGCATTGTGCTAACTCATACGGTAATGCAAATTACGCAAGTTGGGAAGTGTGCCAATCAGAGGGCGATTTGAATCAGTTCTTGAGAAATGAACAAGCGGTACTAGATGACGTTGCTAAGTACATGAAACAATGGGGACTAACTCCTAATCATGATACTGTGAAGCTACATCAGGAGTTATCAAGCACAAGTTGCCCTAGACGTTCCGTAGAAGCTCATGGTGGCACGGTAGAGAGTTGTCGATCATACTTTATCGCAGAACTTAATAAACGTCTTACAGGGCAATCTAATGGCAATGCCTCAAACAAAGGAAAAGGAAAAAAGAAAATGATTTTATTTAATACTGTAGATACTAAACGTGCTTATGTTTCGGACGGTGTAACTATTCGCTGGATTAAAACAGCGCGCTTGCTCAAAACGTTCCAAAAGACGGCAGATATTACAGATGTAGTTTATCAAAAAGAACTAGATGATGAGTTTGGAAAAGCTAACACTTCAAAATAAAAAAAGACAGCTTTATAGCTGTTTTTATATTTCTTTATATTTCATTTATTCCCTATGCTTTCTCCTTAGCTTGCCTTATATGCTCATATTTTGCTTTCTCTTGCGTTTTAAGCTCTTGGTCATATAATTGTGCCACAATATCATTAAAGCCCTTGTCCGCTCTTTTATGAGCTTTTTGGATCAGCGCTATACTTCTAGTTGTGTCGTCTGTTAAAATAAAAATAATTACTCTCCTTTTTGTGGTTCAGTTGCTTACCTGATTAATAGCTTCAATAATATTATTGCCAGCATTTATTAGAATTTCATCACTTACAGTTACACTATTTCTTGAAAATAGCTCGTTCTCAATCTTCATAAAGTGCATTGCTTTAGCTAAAAATTGAGCAGATGATTCATAATATAATGTTTCTAGTTCATCATCTGAAAGCTGTGTTAAATCATCATTAGCAAAAGTTGTAAGTTTTCGCTTAATCTCTTTGCCGTCTTCTTCTTCTACGTAAAATCTCTTCATTTATTCATTCCTTTAATTTCAAATTTTTCAATAATATACCTTTTAGAACCAAGCTCAAAGCTGATTAGATAATTATTAAAAGGGTCTTTATTATTCAAGTCATTGGCAATCTTTCTAGCTGTTTGCTGTGGATATTTTGACCTATTAATCTGACTTGTGTATTCGTGTAATATTATCTCATTGCCTCCCTTTGCATTCTACGCTTCAAACGTTGCTTATATAGATACTCTTTACTTGGTTTTAAGCTATATAATAACTCATCTAATAAGTCCATGGCTTCTCCGCCTGTTCCTGAATTATTCATCTTTTTAAGTGTAAGCTCGTGCATTTCATCATCATTAAAAAACATAGTGAGATAAGGGAATGCTACAGTATTCGGTAAACTCAAGCGTGATTTAGTTGTATGTAGTTTAGCCCATTTACCTGTTTCAGATTTAATTTTTAACTCAAGCTGGTTCATTCCGACACCTTGCTCTTTTAGTACGCTAGTAATTCTTTCATATACTTCTTCATTTGTCATTATGCTATAACCTCAATTATTTCTGTATGCTTTTTAACTTCATATCTTTGTTCTTCTGGAAGTAATTCATTCCATTTTAAAGCCTCTTTTTTATCATAAAACTTACGTGTTTTAATTTCTTTTTCCAATATCCAAGATACTGTGTAGTATGTAAATTCATCTTTCATTATCCAATTACTCCTGTCTTAATATTTAGTCTTTGCTGACTTGATAAGTGATATAAATTACACCATTTGCAGTAATAAGCTCTAACTGGTATCTTATCGGCTTTCTTTTTCATATGCTGGGCATTCACTATTGAATATAAAGCGCCCATTTTTGTGTATTTACGTTTTTTACACATAATCTAACCACTCCTTAATCGTAAATAATTCAAAGCCGTTTAGCTTACTTTGTTTTTCAATTTCTACTTGGTTTCTATCTAGGTCTATCAGCAGTTCAATTACAGGTCTACCGTTGTCAAGCCACCTGATGACTGTATTAGCTTTAAGTCCAAAATACTTAGCACATTGAGCCTTACAACTAAAGTGTAGTTCTTCTTCCGTCGTAGGGTTATAAGCTACTACCTTTATAGCTTTTTGTGTTTCCACTGTTTAACCTCCTTAATTTCTATAAGACTATAATATCAAAAAAAGTCAATGCTGTCAAACATCAACTCTTTTTAATTATTTTATTCCTTCCCAGCGTTCAAAATCATCAGCTGTATCTTGTATAAATCCCATAATGTCGTCAGTAGTGTACTCTGTAAGCTCATTCTCGTTACTTAAGTTAGCAAGTTCTTTGGCATAGTCTAGAGCCTTGTTACGGTCTTTGTCGTAGCTTTCACCATCTTTCTTGCCAGCTCTCACTAGATACTTCAATACCTGCATTGTATACCAACCCACAAGCTCTTCATAGTTAAAATTATGTTTCAAGTATTCGTTAAGTTCCACACCGTATTCATTGGCATAGTGCTTATTTGTACCATAATTCATTAGATGTTACCTCCAAGCCATGTAATAAGCAACGTCGCAAGCATACCTATCCAAGTGATAGCGATAAGTGTAAATCCGACACCTGCAACTATCATTAAAGTTTTTACTGTATCTTTCATTTTGTTCTCCTCTATTTATAATTACATTCTATCAAATTGATTTTCCTTTGTCAAGAATTAACTGTTTTTAACCATAAATAATTTCTCACATTTATCATTTCTTGTTCCACCTTGAATAGTACTACGTGCTTTATCAAAAGAATATACAGCTTCAAAGCGTTCATCTGAAATTGAATAACTTGAAATTATCAAGATATTGGTTTTGGACATTTCAAACGCCCAGTCATAAAACTCTTGGCTATTGAACGAATTGATATAACTATCTTGGGAAGTTCCCTCATAAGGTGGATCAAGATATAGAATAGCTCCAGAAACTTCACCAAAATCATGATAACTTTTATTCGTTGCTTTTATTTTATTTAATTGCTGGAGTTGTTGAAGTCTGTCAACTTGTTGAAGTTGTTGAAGTTGTTCAAGTTGTTCAAGTCGTTCAAGTTGTTCAAGTCGTTCGTACTTTTCAATCGATCTCTTATATGTTTCTGTCTGTTTATAACCACTAAAAACGTTATGCTTTTCAATAATTTCTTTAGCTAAATTATATTTTAAATCTGAAATTTCTTTGTTGTATAAATATCGCAACTTATTATTACCAAAAGAGTTGACTAGTAACTTCAAAAAGTCATCTGTTGTCTTGTTTTCTTTTGCTTTAATCTCGAAGAACTCCTCACGTGAAATAATAAGGGTTTTTATCCACTCACGGTCTTGAGAGATAACTCGTTCAAAAGCGTTGGTTATATTCTTGTCTAAGTCATTATAATACACTTCTAAACCATTTAAAATACATTCGGCTGTAATTGCTCCACCTCCTCCGAAGATGTCATAAATCGGTTTAGTTGTGCCAAAATTCTGTTTGATAATTTCAACTATTTTCTTGCTTATCTTTTTCTTGCTTCCTTGATATGGTAGTCCGATTGGTTTGCCTTTTCTAATTTTCTTCTCATCTAACTTAAGCATTAAGATTCCTTGTCTTTCTAATTTGATATAATTTATTCCATTTTTCTATAAGTTCCAGTAATTCAGGTTCATCATATTCGGTAAATAGTTCAACCTGTGATGTATACCAACAATGTAAACAGCGATCGCAACTATAACAGATGTTCGTGTATCCTCTGCAATCTTTGCAAACTCCTAAGCCATTACTCGTTGGTACATCGAAGCAATGGCAATACCTTTTGTCGTTAAAGTATTTACTCATCTATTTGCTTCCTTTCGTTTTAATCAGGTCAACTAATGCAAAAAAAGCATCTATTCCAATTCCGACTAGTGCTATTATAATAACTTTACCAATTATTGATTCAACATTCATTGTATCGCTCCTTTATTCTATATACTATTATAAGCTATTTCTTTTTATTTATCAAGCGATAAGTGCCATAGACCACTAATAAAATAATTGTTATTATAAACAGTGGTGGAATAAATATAGTTACTGCAAACCAAACAATAGATACTAAAGTGTAGATCATGATTTTAAGTATTAGTTTACCTGTTTTAGTTTCTTGAAAAGTTATATCCTCATCTAATAATGAATCATCTTCTGTTGAATTACCGTAAAATATTTTGTCTTCATTTACTTCGTACTGGTTGCCACAATAATCACATTTACCATTAGTAAAACTTGAAGCCCCACAGGTTACGCATTGTTTTAATTCCATTGTTGTAACTCTCTTTCTTAACTTTATATATTGATTATAATAAAAAAACTCTAAGCTGTAAAGCCTAAAGTCTCATATGATATTATTTTTCTTTCAATTTATTTTTGAACCAGATGATTCGTTCTTTGAACCAAGAGTCTACACCTTCATGACGTAGCCATTTCCCTTGCTTCACACCGTTTTTTTCCATGAACTCAATCACTTTAGTTGGAGTTTCTGGTTCGTCCCACATATTATATTTTGCTGAATGATATTTACTAAACATTTCAAGTGTTTCGATGTAGCTATCTTTCAAAAGTTCTGTGTCAAGCAATTTTTGGGCTTTCTCAGCACGTTTAGCGAGTCGTTCGTTAGCTTGTTCCAGTTGCTCCTTTTGTCGCTGTAAGCTCAAATTATGGTTAATATAAGCAATTTGCTGTGCATGTCGTCCAAGTTTACCTTGCGTATTAAGCTCAATCAGTTTAGCTAAACCCTCGCCAAGAATTTCATCAGGTAAAAGGTTATACTTGTATTTTTTATTTGTGTTTCGTACGTAGTTGTCAAGCGTTTGCTTGATTTTAAGTTTTTTGTGCAATTCTCTTAGCGTTGTCATTTTAGCACTCCTTCGTATATTTTACCAAACTTCAAAGCGTTAATTTTAACTAACTGCTTCAAGTCTGATATGAATTTCTGTTCTCCGTCAAAGTCAAATGGCATTGCCACGTTTTCCTTGATCCAAGTGAAAGCTCCGTCAAAGTCTTGTTTAAGTAAGCTCATCTTATCCACGATATCGATAATTTGCTCTCTCTCTTCTGCTGTATACATAAAACCAACTTTCTAGAAAGGAAGTTCTGATTCATCAACTTCAATCGGTTCAGATTTTCCAAATAAGTCCTGTTTAGCTTGTGATTGACTGCTATTATCATTATGGATAAATACTTTTTCAACAGCAGGAAAAACAAAGTTATAATTTACATATTCGCCTGATTCTTTAGCTTGTACACGACCGCTGATCGTTACTGTGTCCCCTAATTTAATGAAGTCAGGCAAGAAAGCCGAACCGTACGCGACTTTTACATTAGATCCCTTTTCTTTTTCAAACAATGGAACAGAAATAATTTTCTTGTCGCCTTTTGCTGTGCTTACTGTACGTGTATTCTTTTCGTTTGCTTGTGCTGTAACTGTGATAATTGCCATTTATTTATTCTCCTTTTTCTGCTTCTTGCTGTGCTAACCAAATCGTCATGATGTCGGTAATTTCTTTTTTAGTCTTAGCTTTCAAGTTCTCAATGTTTTCATATCCTAGCTGTTCAGCTCGTTTGATAAGTGGCTGGATCTCACGAAGTCGTTGCTTTTCTGCTTCAAGTTCTTTCTGCTCTTCTGTCAAGTCAGGTAGGTCTTCATTTGCGTAAATGTATAGCCCTAAACCATGACGAGCGATTGCCTTAACTAGTCCGCGTTGAATTGCTTTATTTACGTCCATAGAAGTCAGTTTTTCAAGTGAGATAGATTGGTTACGATAGTCCATTACAGGCAAATACTCAATGTGTTCTAGGCCCTCAATAGTCATACCAACCTTAACCCAAGCTGTACGACCGTCTGTGTGATAATTTAACCCTTG